GATTCATAATCCTATTCCTCCTTTATTTTTAAGTTGTATTTATCTTCAAATACCTTCTTTTTAGCAATATATTCCTTTGTTTTAAATCCTTTTGTATCAATAATTTCTGCCGTTTCATCATTATGAAATATTATAAAATCAGCTTTATATTTCAGTCCTGGTGCTAATATAAATACGGGCTGCAAACAAAACCCTTTTATTTCTTTCGCTTGCAGCCTTAACTTCAAATTGCAATAATAGTCCGCTTCTTTTTTACTGTCAAATGTTTGTCCATCTACGGAAGTCTTTACTGCCCCATATTTACTTTTTTTATTACCCTTTTTCTGATATTCTCTATATTGTTCAATACTCCAATGTTCTTGCATATTCTCTTCTCCCTAATCTTTAATATCACTTATTCCCAAGTGATCCAACATATCAGTATAACAGTTTTTACACATATTACAGAGTTTTCTTGGCGATTTACCATCTTTTGCAACCGATATAGTTATTCTGTCCAAAGTAAAGTTTCCACATTTTGCACAAAACTTTTGATTAGTATTTTGAACCTTAAAAATGAATTGTTCAAATTCCTGTTTTGACATTTTCTTAATTTCATCGAAATTCATCTTATTCTTTCTCCTTCCTTTTCTTTGCACACTTTAAATCTTGTAATACTCTTGGTGTATATTGCCTATTTTCCTGGTTTCTTTTTAATGTTTCTATATTTTTTATAGTCGTATCAGTTTCAGCACAAATCCCCTTTGTTATAAACTTACTTGTATATGGTTTTATTGTACTTACTAGATCTATTTTATCTTTTATTATTCTTCTTTCCTGTAGTACCTTTTCTAGTTTTTTATAAACTGCCATTATTTCAATAGCATTTAATTTACTCAATTCTATTTCGTGTAACAAATCGTCCCTTTCGTATTCCTTATTTCGCAAATCTGTATTTAATTTTTTCTCTATTTCCTCTATGTTATAGAAAAAATATTTTATATTTTCCAACAATTCTAACGATTGCTGCATATCCTCAATTACCATCGTTCTCGCCCTTCCTTTGTATATTTTTTCTAGGTTGTGTTTGTTTTTGAAATTACCACTTTGGCATATCCCTATAAAATTTTATTAGTTCTTGTATATCCTCTTTTTCTTTGCCTCTTCTAAAACCAACCATTATATTAGGTGGAGTTGGTATTTCCTTACTAATTGGTTTCCATATATGTAAACAGTATGGCATAATATTTACATAATTTTCTTTTTTAGGATGTATTTGCATACATACCTCATCTTCATTCCAAAAAATATCTTTCATAAAACACATTTGTTCCCATGTTGGTGTTTTTACTGGTGTTGATACACTTAAATGTTCAAATTCGCATCCCCAACTAAATATAAAATGTAATGCCTTATCAATATCATTTATTATTTTTACTTTTCCGTTTTTGTATTCTACTGGAAATACTGTACCTCCGAAGCCATCCTTTCCTTGTTTTTTTATTATCATTCCAGGTGTTTTCTTGATTTCTTCAATATTTTTCATAACCCCTCCTACATACTTATGTGCATTCCTGTTCTCTTTTTGAAAAGCTCGCAATATTCAAATAGACCTGTTTGCTTGCCTTTTAATAAGCATCGTGGTACTTCTATCTCAAATTTCTTATGTTTTTCTATTACAGGAATACACCATTCGCAATTTTCACATGTCTTTAATCCTCTAGATATTAGTTCATCTTCTCTAATAAATCCCATTTCTTTACTCCTCCGCTTCTGATATCTGCATCATTATTGTATCTGAATCATACTGTGTGCTTAATTCTGTTTGCTCTAATGCCGATAATACACATTTTTTAAAATATGCTTTTGGAATTTTTATTTGTGATATAGTGTTCGCAATAGTATAGTTTTTCAAAGCATAACACAATTTTTTAGAATTGATTTCTTGCACTTTTTCTCTTGTATCTGGATTCATATACATTTCTTTCAAAATCTCTGACATTTCAATAGCAAGTTCTGGAGTAAATATATTCATTTCGCAATTATGTATCATCAATTCATATTCCATCTTTTCAGTCTCGTCCATCATATCATCTAAAGTCTTGTTTTTTTTTGCTTTGTAACTAGATGGAAAGATAGATGTAATTTCGTTTAATTTAATTTTATTTAATTTAATTTGATTTGATTTTATTTGATTTAATTTGCATAATTTTGTATTGCTTTTGTATCGTTTTTTGTATGCATTTGCATTACTTATGCAATAACCTTTTATGCACTTGCATTGCTTTTGTTTCTTTTTTGCATTGCTTTTGCTTTCCTTTTTTCTTTCTTTGTTCCATCTTGCGTTTGCTGCTTGGCTTCTTTTTTCTTTCAATGTCTCATACTTTTCCATTCTTCTTAATAAACTTGCAGACCAAAAGAATTTTTTATCTGAATTAAATAAGCCATTTCCACTTTCGCCATCTGTATATTCACTTATACAGTCTTTCAAGTACGCCTCGACATCAATAGTTGTTCCTGTATGCATTTTTATTGCTCTATATGTAGTTTTGTCGAGAGGTAATTTATATGTTGCCTCATTACGAAGCATTTCTAATATTGCCCAAAACAGACCATATCCGTTCTAACCCATAATCACATCTCATTGCTAATATTTTTGGATCCGATAATGCGTTTGCATCATGGCTAAAATAGTAAACATCTTTATTGTTGGCCATTGGTTACCTCTCCTTTCTTTTGTAATATAACATCCATAGTTAGTTGTTGATTTTTATATACATCATTTATATATTTCTTTTCACATACTGGACCAAATCCTTTTTGAATACTTCTCCAAGTTTTTAATTCTTTTCCACACATTCGGCAATTAAATGTTCTATCTTTTATGTCAGGACACTTTTTTAATGCCATTACTGCTAGACTTATTGCTTTTATATCATTCAAATAAATTTCATCAGAATCACTATTTTGTATGAAGCTTAATCTATCTCTTCTCAATTCTTCTAATTGTGTTATTGCTTTTATACTATTCATAATATCCCTCCACATTAAAACGGATATAATTTTAATTCTAGATCTAATCCTGGTCTTGCAATAGTTGTTTTTATCTTTGTTTGTTCATATACTCTATTTTGCATTATCATTTGATTTGAATTAGTATCTGATAAATGGCATAATATTATATTTTTTACATATCTCAAATCATTTGATGCTAAAAACTTTAATACATTATCTAAACTAAAATGACTTTCTAATAGTCTCGTATATCTAGTTTTATTTATTACTCCATTTCTTACATTTTCTTTTGCTATTTCTTGATTATAATTACACTCTAATAATAAATAATTTAATTTATTAAACTTATATTTTACGCCCACATCCATAGTCGTCAGCGAGGACTGCCTCTTTACAGCACCTGTAGTCAGTGGTATCGGGTCAGTAACCATCCA